GACACATTTGCTGACTTGGCAATCGACCGGGAATTAACCTCAACTGAGCGCGCCGATCTCACCACATATTTTATGTCACTAGTACCATGAAACTGACAAAGGCGCTGTTTGCCGCCGCCCATGCCGCCATGCCTATTGAGGCGCGTAAAGTGACGCTTCTTGCCGTAGTGCGCCGTTTGCATTATGATGCCAGCACCGAAGCGCTTTTTGCTGCGGCGCGTGGAATCGATGAGGATTGAATGACAACCCGTGACACCAGACGCGCTTTTCTCAGACTGCTGGACCAGACATGGCCTAGCGTCCGGTCGGAGTTTGTCGCAGCCATGCGTCAGGCGCGGGCGGGTGTTGATATGCATGCACTTGAAGCGGCGATCGGGCGCGGTGATGTGGACGCTGCGTTCATGGCATTGCGGTTCGACGCCGCCGATTTGTTCAAAACAGATACGGCAATTACCGCGGCGCTGGCGGCTGGCGGCAATTATCAGATGGGCGCGTTTCAGCACGCCACCCGCCGCGCGCCGATTGCCAGCCGTATTGTGCAGTCATTCGGGGGCCGGAATGAGCGGGCCGAACGGATTGCGCTGGAACTTGGATCGAAGCTGGTGACTGAGGTTGTGGACGATACCCGCGTGCTGATTGCCCAGACGATCAGGGTCGGGCTTGAGGCTGGCGCCGGGCCGCTGCGCACCGCACTGGACATTGGCGGGCGCGTAGTCAACGGCAAGCGTCAAGGCGGGCTGGTGGGGCTGCACAGCACGCAGGCTGAATACGTCCAGTCAATGCGGACCGCGCTGTCGCCCACAAACGGTGTTGGGGTTCGCCGGATCGTAACGGACCCTGTGACAGGCGCGCAGCGCGCGATCAAAGACTACTGGATAGGACGTGACGGCAATCTCAAAAGCACATTTACAGCGCGCAATCGCAGCTCGGACGGGGCTATTATGCGCGCTATTCGGGATGGAACAACCCTGCCCCAGACGGCCATTGACAGGGCCGCGCAGGGATATTCCAACAATTTGTTGCGGCAACGCGGCGAAACAATCGCCCGCACCGAAACGCTCAAGGCGTTGAATGCCGGGCGGCAAGAGGCACTGGACCAGTTGATCGAAAGCCCGAACAATGATGTTCAGGCGCAGGACGTTACCCGCAAGTGGGACGCGGCGGCAGATGCTAGAACGCGCGCCACCCACGCCGCAGCTGAGGGGCAGACTGTGCCATATGGTCAGCCATTTATCGTCGGGGGCGCAATGATGATGTATCCCGGTGACACGTCCACGGGCGCACCGGCTGGCGAAACCGTGAATTGCCGATGCTACGTCGAGTTGAGGACAACCTGATGGCCCAATACACTTTTGCCACACTCGGCAAAGCCGCTTTCAAGTACCAGAGGCGGATCGACTACATCCTACGTTATGCCGTGGAGCGCCTTATTTCTGCGGCGCAGTTGCACAACAAAAAAGGCGGGAGGATGCCGATTGATCTTGGCGCACTCAGGAACAGCCTATTGTCGGAATTGAACGGCATAGGTGGTGCAATAGGGGAAGCCAGCCACATTTTTGTTGCAGGTGCGATGAAAGGTGGAGATTTTGCAACATTCCGGTGGACAATGGAATATGCTGCAGCGGTAAACAACGGGAGCCAAGGCCGACCTGGCGCGCACTTTGTCCAGTGGGCCGCTGATCAATGGCAAAAGTTTGTCAGAGAAGGCACTGCTGCCGCGAAAGTGAGATACCCATGACCAAAGAACAGATTGCCACAGCCCAGCAAGGCCGCCCCGGCGCGCACTTTGTCGAGGGTGCCGTCGATCAATGGCCCGCGATTGTGCGGGCATCTATCCGCAAGGCGAAGGTATCAGTTGGATGAGCATGACCGAAGACCAGATCGCCACCGCCCTGCGCACCCGTCTTGCCGCCACAGCATCCGCGCCGCCTATCGTGTGGGGTGCCAATGCGCCCGGCGTATGGGATGCAGACGCGCTGGCATATGTGACGCCTGAGCCGCCGTTTTGGCTGGCGTATCAGGTCAAGACGCCACCGGAACGCATGGGGGTGGGTGATTGGCATATCTATGTCGGGCGGCTTGTCGTGGCGGTCATGGTGGAACCCGGCACGTTTGAAAACGAAGCGGCCACCCAAGCGCAGCGCATTATTGACCAATTCCCTCTGAATATGATACTGACGGCAGGAGATGGCCGGGTTCAAATAATGGCGGTTGGCTATGCAGATGATGGCGCAATGGATGGCGCTTATTTTCGGAGCAACGTTCATATTCGTTATCAGGCTCAGGAGTAAGGCATGAAGAAACCCAAACCCACGAAAGTCGTTTTGACCAACGGCAATCCGCTCAACGGCAAGATCGGCGCGATTGCTACCCCGTTTGAAACCGACGCTCACGAATGGCTGGCCAATGGTTGGCAGCGCAAGACTGAAACCCCAGCCCAAGGAGGCGACGACAAATGACACAGAACTTTATCGGCCAAACCATCTTTGTTGCGGAAGCATACCCGACCGCCAACACAGCCGCAGCTTTTGCCGCCCTGACTTGGGTAAAGGTCAACGGTCTGCAAACTCTGCCGCAACTTGGCGTCACGCATTCCATGATCGACGTGCCGGACCTGCAAACCGGGTTCACCAGCGCAGTCAAGGGTGCAGGGCAGGGCGTGGACACTACGGCGACATTCCGTGAGGTTGCTTCCGACGCAGGCCAAGAGGACATCAAGAACTCCGCCGACAGTCAGGCGGGTATTCTGTCCATCAAGATCGTGGACGGGTCCGGCGCTGCGCAAGCCCCTGTTAGTGGCGATCCGGTTCTTTACGCTCAGGGCATTGCACACAGTCACCAGCCCAATCAAGGTGATAACGCGTCTTATGAGGGGTTTTCTATCGGGTTCCGGCAAAACGCGCCGACGATTGTGGCAACCGAGCCAGCCTAATCCTGCTCCGGCAGGACGGGGGCGTGTGGCCTGGTTGACCCGCGCCCCCACTATCAACCACAACCCAAGGATTTGACCATGGATATGAACACCCGCAATTCCCGGCAACTGCAAGAGGATGGTGTTTTCGTGCCGCTTTGCGATCAATACACCGGCGACCCAATCGACCCCGGCCCGAAGGCACCAGGCTTTCTGGTGCGAGGCATTGCGGCCCGATCCGTCCAGATGCGATTTGCCGAGGCCGCACTTGCCGCAAAGCAGGCGAAAAAAGCGGGCCGGACCGACGATGAAGTTGCGCAAGCCGCGCTGGAAAAAATGCACGCTGCACAGATCGACGCGGCGATGAAATACATCATCGATGCGCGGAACATGACGATCGGCGTCGATCCAGTCACGACGCCGGAGCAAATCCGCGCCGTTCTGGACATGACGTTCCCCGATATGCAGCTTGCAAAAGACGACGCGGGCAAACCTGTTATGACTACAATGAAAGATGATGACGGCAACGATGTGACGGTGCCGAAATTTGAAATTGTCGGCATGACATACGCCGGGCAGGTTATTGAAGCTGCGGAGAACCAGCGTAATTTTTTGGGCAGACAGCCGACTGGCTGACACTGGCTGCACACCAAGCCGGATGGCTGTCGAGCGCGGTTGAACACAAGGACGGACGACCTATGATTTCACGCGCAAGACAGTATCAGGACATGGGCCGTGTGCCGCCTTTTGTCCCGATTGATGCGTGCGGGTATTTGCTTGAGGCATTGATTGAGGCTGGGCCGATAAAGTCGGACGTGATGGGCAACCGCGTGGCGCTGGATTGGACGGACCTGAAGGCATACGCCGACATGACAGGGGCCGTGACAGAGGCATGGGAAGCGTCTATGTTGCGGCGTATGAGCATGGCGTTCGCTACTGGGCTGCAAGAGGGTAAAAGCGCGTTCAGCATCGCGCCTGTGGATAGGGAGCCTATCACATGACGGATATGGCAACCGTTGGTCTTCGTGTAGACAGTCGGGACGTGCGGACGGCCACTGGCGACTTGGACCGCTTTGGGCGCGCTGGCGCTGGCGCGGAGCGTTCAGCAGGCAAGGCTAAAGGCGCGTTTGCGGGCATGGCTGGGGGCGCGCTTAGGATGGCGGCATCACTTGGCCTTGGCATTTCTGCGCTTACCGCTCTTACTGGTGCTTTTAGGGCTACGCAGCAATATGCTGTAATGACTAACTCACTGCGCGCAATTGGAATGTCTGGCAGCGAAGCTGCTGCGGCGCTTGAGCAGATTGGGGATATTGCAGCAAGAACACGTGCGCCGCTTGAGGCCACAGCGCAACTGTATCAGCGGATCAGCATTGCGGGCCGTGACCTTGGGGCATCATCTTCTGACGTGCTGCGGTTTACCGAAAACGTGGGACTGGCACTTGCTCAAGTTGGCGGCGGTGGTGCGGCGGCATCGGGCGCACTGTTGCAGCTATCCCAGGCCATGAGCGGCGGCATCGTGCGGGCTGAGGAGTTTAACAGCATCCTTGAAGGTGCGTTCCCGATTGCGCAAGCGGCGGCAAATGCCATTGAGGGTGCCGCTGGGTCAGTTGGCCAACTGCGCAATATGGTTATCGCGGGAGAGGTTTCCAGTCGAGAGTTCTTTGAGGCGGTTCTTTCGCAATCTGACGCGCTAGAAGCGACATTTGCCAATACGATCCCCACAGTATCTGGTGCCTTGCAGGTTTTCCGCGATCAAATGACACTTTCCCTTGGGTCGCTTGATTCTATGGTTGGCGGTAGCGAATCTTTCGCGCGAGCGATCATTCTAATGGCCGAAAACCTTGATGTTGTCGGCACAACATTGGGCGTTGCGGTTACGGCGTTTGGCGTTCGATACGTGGGCGCGCTGGCACTTTCCAAGATTGCCACGTTTACGTTTGCGGGCGCTCTTGCAGTCCTCAAAACAGCGCTTATTACAACGGGCATTGGCGCGTTGATTGTCGGGGCGGGGTACCTCGTAGCGATGTTTGGACGGCTTGTCACGGCATCTGGCAGCTTTGGCGCGGCCATGGCGGTGGTAAAAGATGTCGCGGTTGAGGCGTGGGAACGCATTGGCTACGCCAGCTTGGCGCTGGACTTCAAAGTCTCGGCAGCGTGGCAGGGTATTAAGGCGTCTGCGCTTGGATCGTTGGCTGGCATTGTTGGCGGATTGCCGGGCTTTGTAAACCCGACGATTGGCGCTTTTGTGGGCGCATATCAGGCTGTTGTCGCAGCTTGGGGCGCGTTGCCAGCGGCGTTCGCGCGCTTGGGCGCGCAGGCGATGAACGGTTTGATTGACGCGGTAGAGGCTG